AATGTCAACGTATTTTATTGAATTTTTATTGGCCATCTATATCATCACACTCCTCTTCATCGATATCCATAAGTTTTAGAGGTTCTTGATTATATACCCGCGGAGACTGTATAAATAATTCATTGGGCTTTAATATAATATGTTTATTTTTGTTTTTATTTTTTGTAATATATATTTTATAATAATAATCTTTAACTTCCTTATAAATATAGGGAATAATACCAACTCCGCCATGTCCATCTTCTATAGAATTTTTTTGAATTTCAAAAAAATATTTTAAACATTTTGTCATACCACTATAAGTATATTCTGGATGATCTTTAAAAAGATTTAAAACTTGTGTATTAATTAAATAATAATTATAATTTTCTCCATAAATTTTTTTAACAGTTTTCCAAAATTCAACTTCATCTTGTTTTTCTTGGACTTGTTTAGCACTTGTTTGAGTACAAGCTAAGTGAGCATATCTTCTGCCTATCTTTGTACAAGGCTCAGAATTCCTATCAAAATCTTTTCCGCATATTAAACATTTTACTATTGCTTTAGCCATAATATAATATTTTTCTCCATTTTTATATTATTATAACAATAATATATAAAAAAATCAAGTAAAGAAGTTGTTCTCTTTACTTGATTTTTAAAAATTAAATTATTGAAAAATTTTTTATTATTTTTGAGTATTTAACAAATCCTTTAAATTATAAATAATCAAAGACATTTGCTCTTCTTGTCCTCTTTCAGCATTGCTGATTTTTTTACCTTTTCCAAGAACATTCTCAATTATATGAGTGATCTTGGGAGCGTAATAAGCCATATCTTCTTTTGAAATGGAATTAATTAAAGAGTTGAAATCATTCATTAGATCGTCAAAATCAAGATCTGAAGATTGCTCATTAAATTGATTTTTATCATCTGTAATGTATTTATTACCAGTAGCCGCGGCCTCTTTATCTATTGCTTCGTTCAAAGCATCAACAAGAGCCTCATATGAGAAATCAATTTCTGGTCTAATATACTTAAATCTACATCCAGTGTCAACTGTACCATCTTGAGATCTTAACGTAAGAACAACTTTTGTTCCATCTTCTGTTCTTATCTGATGCGCGTATCCAAAGATATCAGCCATATTCTTAATTATTTCATTATAGGAAGTTCCAAGAGTAGGAACAATCTGATTATATTCAGTTCCATCTTCTCTTTTAAAAGTTTTGTCTTTAACATGACTAATAAAAAATAGAGCATATCCCATTTGAGCAATAGCTCTGAACGTCTCCTCCAGCTCCGCTTTTACTTCTGCCCAACCAGCGCCCCAAGCAATATCTTTAAGCTTATCTACCCCCGCTTTAGAGATAACATATTTTTCACAAGCAGCGGCGGCGATATCAACAGTATCAATTACAACTGATTTAAACTTTTCTTGTATTTCAGGTCGTTTTAAATCCCTTAAAATCATTTTCATATCTGCCCAAGTTTTAGCATCTACAGCCATAATACCTGGAATTGCATTATATCCTCTCTACCATGCCACAAGTAATGCTTGTGGCATTTTAGAAGCTAAAGTGGTTTTTCCAGTCTTTCCGGCTCCATAAATATATGTAATGTATCCCGAAAGATCCCTGCTAACTTTGTGAGGTTGAATATTCATAAGATCTATCATAAATTATTTTCCTCCTTAAAATTTAAATTCGCCATCAGGGATGCTTGCTGTAGTTTCTGTAGTTGGTACAGGAATATTATTTGCAAAAGCGTTTTCCTGGGACTCAAAAAACTTTTTTGCTCTTGTTTTTACTTCTGCTAGATGAAGTTCTCTATTATTCATCGCTTCATTAATTTCATCAGCAGTAATTGTATCATCAAGTCCAATGACATAGGGCTCCACCTTAGCCCAATTGATAACCCATTCTCTAATATGTTTTTCTGTAACATCAACGCTAGGCTCTCCGAAAGCTGATTCTACTGTTTTCTTTGTTACTTGTGTAGTGTTTTCAATTGTTCCAGCTACCTGAGTATAAACTGGATTTCTTTTTGAAGCATCTAAGCTAAGGAAATATCTAATTGCGGGGCCGCTTTTTGCAATTAGAGTGAAAGGTTGCATATCATTTTTATAATTAAAGATGTATGCATGAATTTTTGCATATTCTTCCACCTTTCTTTCTAGATCAGCTTCAACGTCTTCAACGCCAATAATCATAATATCTAAAGTAAATCTATTTCTTACTCCCTTACTCAAATCTGTTACAATATTGACAAAACCGCCTTCGTTCCTCTGAAAAGTCTGCATTGAGTCATCACTTTGTCTATAGTAATCACTTGTATCAGCAGAAGTCAGCAGTCTTACCTTCATTGCTGAATCCTTGCCGCCGTCAAGCCAGGTATGCTTCTCTTTTGCGCCCTCCATAATTTGTGTTAGCGCCGTCCATGTCCTATTCTTAATGGGATTTCCTTTTTCATCAGTCTTTTTAGTAAATTCAGTTACATATGTATAATGTACAGGAATTACGTTAAGTCCATCTTCATCTGTTGCAACATTAAGATTTCCAGAAATATATTTAGTTCCTGGATTTTTAGAGTTTTCTCCAGAAACCTTCAATTCAAGATCTGAACTAAAAACATAACCTTCAATAAGCTCTTCATTCTTATTTTTTCTCATTTATTTTTCTCCTGTAAATATATTTTTTTATATAAATAATTATATCATATTTTTTTATTTATAACAAATTAATTCTTTTGCGTATGGCATTTTTTCAATCTAATGACAGAAGGTATGCCATTCTGTTAACTTATGATCTTTTCTCCACATGTAAATATTTCTTAAAATTGAATAATTTCCTGTCCATGTTCTAGTTTGTAACCAAGACTCTGGCAACCATCTAATCAACTCTTTCCAGTACCTTTTATCTTTGGTTTCTATATACAATTTACGTAATTTTTCTAGTCTTTTAATAATAACGCTATAAAAATCATCTACAGTTACTTGAGATATTGGATATGCGCTGTCTTCTATTATCAAATCAGCATTTAAATCACAAGTTTCAAAACAATCCAAAGTAATAGGAGTAGAAGCAAGTTTATGCATTGTTGATGTAGAGTTCGCTACGGTTGCAACTTTATAAGTATCCATTTCTTTCCCATTTGTGGACTATCTTTTACTCTCTATTTAGAGAGGATACCATTTCGGCATTTAAAGCACTTCGTTTCCTATAATGCTGCTACGTATCAATAGTAGCCCTACTCCCCTGCCCAGAAGGCTTAGGGGATAGTCTCTACAGGTTCTAATTATATTAAATCTAAAATTGTAAATTTTTGGTCATATTTTATAATTTTTAAAGGAATACTATGTTTCTTACAGTATTCTTTTTTTCTTTTATCATTTTCAATTAACGCTTCCCATTCTTCGCTCCATTTCCCAGAAGGTTTTTCATAATGTTGTAAACCATTATACTCAATTAAGCAATCTAATTCATTATTTAAAAAGATAGCAAAATCAAATCTTAATCTGCCTCCGTTTACGCCTATTAAATCGGGAAAAGTATATTGAGTCGAAAAAGTACAACCTTCATCCAATAACATTTTGGTAATTTTTTGTTCTCCTTGAGAATAAACGCATCCACAAGATTTTGTTTCCCCAGAACGAATATTTGCTCCTTCTGTAATAAATTCTCTACCACAATGTTTACAAATACATTTCCATAATGCAATACCTAAAGAAGTTGATCCATTTCTTTCTAACACCTTAATATTATCATCTTCATAATTAGACATATCAATAGTTAATTTTTGTCCAATCATTTGACTTTTCATACAACCACAACTTTTTGTATGTCCAGAATTAAGATTTCTTGTATCTACATCAACTTCATTTCCGCATTGACATCTGCAATGCCATTTTCCACCTTTAATATAATGAATTGGCGTTAAATATCCAAAAGTTTGACCTGTTAAATCAACTTTAGGTTTTGATTGTCTTACTTGTTTCATATCTTTTTCCTTTTCAAATAATATTTTTATTTGTTTCAATATTATATGAAAAAAATTGGATACGCATAATTCTTATTTGACCAAAATTTTTATTAATATAATTAGTTTCCCACGGGATTCCCTGGGTGGGTTCCCCGTTAGCCACATATGTGACCCCCGCAGATAAGCGGGAAAAGTATTTCATTGGCAGTCAGAAATGAATCTTTTACCAATACAATGGACCTGTTATATCCATGCTAACCAATATTTGACGCATAAATTTATCATTTGGGGTCCCTAATTTAATCATTCTTTGTGCAAGATCTAAATCTTTAGGACCTAAATGAATAATCTAATTAAACATACTGTCTGACTTATTCCAGCTATTCATTGGATTTCTTAATCCTCTAAAAGCTCCCTAAAAATTCATTACTTTTACATGTTCTATTTTCATTTTTATCTCCAGTTATGAACCGCCGCTAGTACTATTCATTCCATATTTATTTGAACTATATATTTGTATCCAAAATTTTTCTCTTTCATTTAATTTTTCATTTGAGCATTTCTACAATAGCTAAAATGTAAACTCTGTAATCCCATCTTTTTTCATAGCTTTATACAACGCATTTGTTGAAGGAGCATTTATCCCAAGCCCATATCGTATATGATCTTTCCACCTTCGTGATATATCTACAGATTGACCAATATATACTTGTTTTGTAATTAGATCTGTTATCTTATATATTCCGCACACTTTCTCGGTACCGAGTATACGATTACATAACTAACTTGTTTGCTTTTGAAAATAATCAGTCCAAATCAATTTAGATAAAATTGTGGGATCTACTAATTCCTATTTCCATAACTATAATTTTTTGATATCTTTTTGCTATTTTTCAGATAACGATAGCTTATAAAAATTAATTTTATCCTACTTTTCTTTCTATCTTATCAAGGCTGCTGCGCCCGCACTTAATTGAGATTTAGTCTATTCAAGCTCTTTGGTAGTTTTCATTAATTCATCTTGAATTAAAAAAACTTTTTGATTATATTCTTTTTTAACAATATTATATGAGTTTTCTAGCTACTAGGTATATTGAGTTGCTCTTTGTAAAGATTCTTCTATAGATATATCAAGTTTATTTTTAATTAACTTTTTGTTGTATTCGTATAAATACTATAAATCTTTTATGTAATTTGTGAGTTTTTCTTTCTATAAATTATTTTTAGAAATAGACTCATTAATTTTATTGAAATTTTTTTCAGCTTGCTTTATTTGGTCTTGTAGTGTCTTTAACTATTTTATCAAATACATTT